GCCCCAACTGGGACGAGCTCTTATCCACATCTGCCAGCGTCGGGGCTTCAAAAGTAACAGGAAGAGGGAACCAAAACCTGAAGAAAAGGCCACCGAGAGGCAGAAGGCGAGGCAAGAGCTGGCGAAAGAACTCAAGTCTCGTGATATAACATTGGGGCAGTACTTGGCGGATTTCTACCCGCCAGATCGCGACCGGCAGGCTCATCGCCAAAAGAGGCGGTGGATCCGCAACCGCGACGCTTCTGAGACTTACAACTACACATCGCGTGCGATGTACATCAAAGAGTTCGAGAAGATCTGGTCCACGCAATCTGCCTTTCATCCGATCCTTGCCGCTACCGGGCTGAAGGGCAGCGTGTACGATGCCATATTCTACCAGCGGCCTATGTGGTGGCCCGCGGATACCATCGGCACATGCGAACTGACAGGCGAACCGCGATGTCCCAAGGCTCACTGGGCCGGACAGGAGTTCCGCCTTCTGCAGGAGATCCGCAATCTTCAGGTTGTGGATGAATCGACAGGCGAAGAACGCTTCCTGAACGAGGATGAGAGGGAACGTCTGCACGAACTCCTGTCCGGGCAGAAAACTGCAACGTTTGCCGGGATTGCCAAGAAACTGTGGCCTGACCAGCCAATGCGATTCAGCCGCTTCGAAGACAATGCCAAGCGCAAGGGCCTCACAGGCAATTGCGTGGAGGCGGGGCTGCGAAGGGCACCGCTGAAAGCATGGTGGAAAGGTGCATCCGACCAGGTCAAGGAAGAAGTGTTCGACGCTCTGGTCGCCGTGGACGTCAAGGAGGTGGCCGGAAAGAGGCGTGTTTACGGGGCCGACCAAGAGGCGATTCTCGGAAACGCGGATCGCTGGGGTTTGAGTCCAGAGCAGACCGAGGCGATGGATAAGCTATCGGCCGATCTACCTGATGGTTATTTGGAGTACTCCCTCTCGGCCATCAGAAGGCTCCTTCCTCACCTGAGGAAGGGGCAGAGAGTTGATCAGGCGGTTGAGGCTGCAGGCCTCTCTGTAATGGATGCCCCGGTCTGCGACTTCTTGCCGCCCGTTGACGCCGTTGTTTCATACCTCACCAACCCCTTGGTTCACCGGGCACTGTCCGAGGCGCGCAAGGTGGTGAACGCGTTGATTCGCGAACACGGCAAGCCTTCTCGTGTGGTCATTGAACTGGCACGCGAGATGAAACAGTCACGCAAGCATCGCGCCAAGGTTCTGAGCGAGAACAAGGGCAGAGAGAAGGAACGTGAGGCTGCCAAGGTGGAGGTCGAGAAGCTCGGACTCAGCGGGGAAAACAACGCCAATATCCGCAAGTATCTCCTGTGGACGGAATACAGGCAGTGCTGCGGAGAGCCATGTCGCTGTCCATTCTGTGGCCGGAACATCAGCGAGGCGGATATGGCCTCGGGGCGCGTTCACATCGAGCACATCCTTCCGAGATCTCGCTCGCTCGACAACTCCTTCAACAACCTGGTGCTGGCTTGCGCCCAGTGCAACGCCGACAAGGGACAGCTGACGCCATTCGAACGATGGGGCGACGAGCCGGAGCGGTGGGAGCAGATCAAGGCTCTCAAAGCCAAGTTGCCATATCCCAAAGGGAGGCGTTTTGACACGCGACTAACGATGGAAGGAGCGCGCGACCATTTATTCGAGGACAGAGTGGGCAAGATGCTCAATGATACTCGGTATACCTGTCGGCAGGCCTCGAAGTACATGGCCGTGCTTGGCATGCCCGTCAGCGTTGTAAGTGGAACAGTCGTCGGCCCGCTGAGGCACTACTGGGGGCTGAACGGCATTAGCGGAATGGGTCCGTCCGACGCCAAGAATCGCACAGACCACCGTCACCATGCCATTGACGCCATCACCATAGCCAACATAACGCACAAGCACATACATGGTCTTTCCAACAAGCTGAGGGATCGAAATGCTGAGTTCCCGTGGCCTTGGGAGTCCTTCCACAGGGATGTCGGCGAGGTCATTGCAGATATAGGCGAGGGCACCCGTCAGGGAGTATCCCACCGACCCGGACGTTCGCTGTCCGGAGGACTACACGAGGATACCGCCTACGGTCCCGTCAATCCGGAAGAAGGCGTATTTGTGACCCGGAAGCCTGTTGGCAAACTCACCCCCGCATTAGTCAACAGTGACGATATTCGCGATCCTGCGATGCGCAAGCTGATCCGTCGCGCGTGCGTGGACAGCGGGCTCGCAAAGTCCGCCGGACCCCAGTCCAAGGATGCATGGCAGCTTGACGGCCGGTGGTACACCATTGCGAAGGACAAACACTTCGGAGCCAAGCTTGCCAAGGAACCTATCCGCATGGTCTCAGGCGTGCCCGTTAAACGAGTGCGGATACTCATACGAGACAGGTCGGCCGTGCCTGTGCGCAGCGGACCCGACGGGCAGGCAGACAAGTACGTAATACCCGGAGACAACCACCACCTGGCGATCTATCGGATGCCCGCCGGCGACCTCAAAGGTGAAATCGTGTCGCTTTTCGAAGCGAACCGGCGCAAGTCGCACGGCGAGGCCGTCGTGAACCCTTCCTATGGCGACGGAGGGGAGCTTGTAATGCGGCTCTGTAAGAACGACATGGTTTTGCTTACAGACCCGGAATCCGGGCAGAAGAGGCTCTATCGTGTGCAGACGATGTCGCTAGACAATCAGAGACTGGATGTGCGGTTCCGCCTTCACACCGCTGCAACCATCGCTGATAAAGTAGAACGGGTCCGCCCCCGATCATGGAAGGACCTTGCCGCTCATCGATTACAGAAGGTCGAGGTGGACCCGTTGGGTGGTGTGCATCCTGTGGGGCAGTGTCTGGAATGATCAAACGCACGATTGAGATATCGGGGTTGGGCAATCGCCTTTCAGTCTCGAACGGCTCGCTGGTAGTGGAGCGGGACGGAGAGAGGCTCGCCCTCATCCCCGTCGAGGACATCGGTGTGCTTGTTCTGGATGCATGCGATACCGTTTACACGCATCGCACCATCACATCCGTGCTTGAGGCCGGCGCCGCAATTGTTCCCTGCGGGTCCGACCACCTGCCGGCTGCCATGTTTCTGCCCCAGAACAACTCGCTGCAAACCCAACGCATGGCAATGCAGGCGGGAGCGCCTATCCCCTTGCGAAAGAGGCTCTGGAAGCAGGTGGTCCGGGGGAAGATCGCCAACCAGGCCAGGGCCGTCGGATGGAGCGCCGATTTGGGCAAGAAGCTCAGGAAACTTGCTGGAACAGTGAGATCGGGAGATCCCCATAACGTCGAGGCGCACGCCGCAAGAATCTACTGGCCCGCAATGTTCGGCAAGCAGTTCCGCAGGGACCGAAACGGGCCTTGCCCCAACAGCCTGCTGAACTACGGGTACATGGCTCTTCGTGCGGCTGTGGCAAGGGCCATCTGCGGTGCGGGTTTGCATCCCTCGTTGGGTCTGCACCACAAGGGCCGATGCGATACCCACTGTCTTGCCGACGACCTGGTTGAGCCCATCCGACCACTGGTTGACCTGTCGGTTCAGGCCTTGTGGCATCAAGGCTGCAAGGACATAACGCGCCGGACCAAGCAGGAGTTGCTCGGTCTGCTGACCGCTGAGGTCGAGGTCGCCGGGCAGCGTGGCCCGCTGTTGGTGGGTCTGGCGCGCATGGCGGCTTCTCTGGTTTATTGCTACGCAAGACGCCGCAAAGATATGGAGCTGCCTGTACTGTGCAAATCAGCGGATACAGATGCATGTGGGTCGTAGCCATGTTCGATCTTCCGACGGATACGGAACGGGCCAGGAGGGCCTACACGCAGTTTCGCAGGTCGCTTATCAAAGACGGATTCACTATGATGCAGTACTCTGTTTACATCAGGCACTGTGCGAGCGAAGAGAACGCCGACGTTCACAGCAGCCGAGTAAAATACTCACTTCCCCCGGAAGGCGAGGTCCGCCTGGTCAGAATCACGGACAAACAGTATGAGAGAATGCAGGTTTTCTGCGGGAGAAAACGCCGGGTGCCCGAGCAGCCACCCCGCCAACTCGAGCTTTTCTGATCGAGTAAGCGGGGCCAACTGCCTTTTTAAACCAAGCTTACAACAACTGCAGTGTAACAAACCCTGATCTGAGATCAATCCACGACTTGGTATCTGCGGGGCTCTCGACTCGCCTCAGTGTAACAAACCCTGATCTGAGATCAATCCACGACAGGCGACGGAGGGGGAGCCGCCGCCTCAAGAGTGTAACAAACCCTGATCTGAGATCAATCCACGACAGCTGATCGGCATGCCTATTGCTCCATCGGAGTGTAACAAACCCTGATCTGAGATCAATCCACGACTACGCCAGTTCTACACCAGCTTCTTCAACGCCACTCCGATCGCCTGGGCCAGCCGTTCGGCCTGCTGAATCGACGGCGATCTCAGACCGCGTTCGTAGAGCGACCACAGAGGCTGAGGTACACCGGCGCGCTCCGACGCCTCGGCCTGAGTGATCTTCTTTTCCCGGCGGAGGCGGCGGAGGTTGTCTGCGAATTCGGTCATGTTCGCCATTGTATATGCCTTTGCATATGCTGTCACTACTCCACGTGACACGTCCTTGGGCTCGGCGCTCTAAAGCCCGGCCTCTTCGCAGAGCAGTTTCTCGATGTTTTCCGGTTCCTGGTTCGACAGGAAGGCGACGGCTCGGACCAGCTTGGCCCGGATGTTTCCCAGATCCCCGGCGTAGCCCCAGTCGTTGGGATTCGCCTTCGCGTTGGTCTTGTGCTTGTCGAGTTCGAGATCGAGCCAGTCGATCAGGCGGGCGATCTCCTCGCGGCGCTCGCTGTACAGGTCTCCGGCAGTCTGTTTGGCCTTCATGGTCGGTGTCTCCTTTCGGTTTCAGGCCTTGCAGGTGGCCCTGTCGTGTGCGCGAATGCGGTATGTCTCGATGTGGCAGGTGTAGGCGTTGTCGACGATCAGCTTGACCGTCACGGTGTCGTGGCTGCTGGGGTAGGCGTCGAAGACCTCGAACCAGCCGTTGGCGAACCAGATCACATCGCCCGGCTTGAGGTCGTGCCAGTCGCGTTGGGTGGTGTTCCTTGTGTTTCGTTTTGTGGCGTTCTTCATCGCAATTCTCCTCGTGGTCTTCGGTTACTCGGCGTTCATCGCCAGGATCGTGCTGGGCGTGTATCCGCAACGCCGCGCCTCGGCGTTGATGGCCTTGCGGATTCGGCTGCCCGGTCGGTTGGTGTAGTAGATGGCGGCCAGTCGCTTACAGCCGAGCGTCTCGATCCGCCTGCGTCCGTTTCGCATGGTCGCGGTCAGCCATTCGTAAGACTGTCTTGCGTTCATCGTCGCTGTCCTTTCGGTTGTGCGTGTCGTTTTCATCTGATGCCATGATATGCGATTACATATATTAGTCAAGCGGGAAAATATACTTAATCGCATATATTATTCGGGCCGCAATTACAGATCTGTAACGATTTGCCTTTCCCTGCCGGAGAAGCCTTGACTACTACCGTCCACGCCGGGAGATTGTAGTCTGAAGCACGAAGACGCGACTGACGGACGAGACAACCTAGCAGAGCGACGCGGCGGCTGATCACCGACGCGATGCCAATAGAACACAAGGCCGCTTGGGGCCAAGCACCCCTGCGGCCTTTTCTTTTGGCCGGCTCTGCCAGGTGCGGCACTGCAGGATGGACTGGAGCGGTTCCAGCACGGCCTCATAAGCCGACGACGCCGGTTCGAATCCGGCTCCTGCGATTGGTGAACGTATGGCGGAAGACCTGAACAGTGCGATCCAGACCGGCGCCACCCAGCCCAAGCGGGGCAAGGGGGATGGCATCGAGTTCGAGCAGCGCGGCCTGGACGAACTGATCAAGGCCGACAAGCACCTGGGCGCCAAGGCGGCGCTTTCGGGCAAGCGGCCCAAGCTCATGGTGAACCGCATGGTTCCCCCCGGAGCTTCATAGTGGGCAAAAGACGCAGAAAGCGAAGGCCGACCGAACGCCGTACGACCGCGCGGCGAGCAGTCGTCGTGCCGTCACACATGCGCGCCCGCTACGACGCCGCACAGAGCACGCCCGACAGTCGCAGGCACTGGGCGAACGCCGACGGGCTGGACGCCGTCCGTGCCAACGCGGCTGCCGTCCGCGCGAGGCTCCGCAGGTATGCCCGCTACGAGGTCGCCAACAACTCCTACGCCAGGGGCATCGTCCTCACGCTGGCCAACGATACGATCGGCACGGGTCCGCGACTCCAGATGCTTGCTGAAGACGTGCAGGTCAACCAGACCGTGGAGCGCGAGTTCGCGGCCTGGTCGAAGGCCGTCGATCTGCCGGCCAAGCTCCGCACGATGCGGATGGCCCGGGCGCAGGACGGCGAGGCCTTCGCGATGATGTTCTCCAGCTCGTCGAGCTGGCCGGTATCTCTCGACCTGCGCCTGGTCGAAGCGGACCAGATCGAGACGCCTTCGCTGGTCAACAGGGAATACACCGAGGGTATCAAGTTCGACAGCAACGGCAGGCCCAAATCCTACGCCGTCCTGAAGAGCCATCCCGGCGGGCTGAAGTCGACCACGGAGTTCGAGCATGTCGACAGCGAGTATGTCATTCACTGGTTCCGCCGGGACAGGCCCGGCCAGATACGTGGCATTCCCGACATCACGCCGGCGCTGCCTCTGTTCGCGCACTTGCGACGTTACACGTTGGCGGTCATCGTCGCGGCCGAGATCGCCGCGGAGTGGACGATGTTCCTCAAGACAAATGCTTCCCCGGACGGCGAGCACAGGCCCATCGAAGGCGGAAGCGGCGGGTTCGACGAGATCGAGATCGAACGCGGCCTCATGACCACGTTGCCGGAGGGTTGGGAGCCGAGCCAGCTCAAGGCTGAACAGCCGACCACGACCTACGAGATGTTCAAGCGGGAGATCCTCAACGAGATCGCTCGCTGCCTGAACATCCCCTACAACATCGCCGCCTGCAACTCGTCGGGCTACAACTACGCCTCGGGGCGACTGGACCATCAAACATACTTCAAGAGCATCCGCGTCGAGCAGACACAATGCGAGGCCGTCGTGCTCGATCCCATCCTGGACGCGTGGATCGACGAGGCCTCGCGGACGTTCGGCTTCCAGCTCGAGAACCGGCCCCATCAGTGGTTCTGGGACGGCCACGAGCACGTGGACCCGGCCAAGGAAGCCTCGGCCCAAGCGACCCGCCTGGCCAGCCATACCACCACGCTTGCCCACGAGTATGCCCGGCAGGGCAAGGACTGGGAGACCGAACTGCGCCAGCGCGGCAAAGAAACGGCTCTGATGAAGGAGCTTGGCCTGACGGTTTCGCAAAGCGCCCCGTCGGAGCCGACAGAGAAAGACCGCGAAGAGGACGAGGTCGAGGAAGGAGCTGAGGCATGAAGTTCTTCAGGAAGCGATCAGGCACAAAGACCGTGCAGGCCGGCGGGGATACCACCGATCGGTTCGACCTGTCCGCCGACGCTGTCGTCGAGATCGAGGCCGCAGCCGAAGGCGAATCGCCAAAGCGCCCAACGTTCAACATCGACGCCTATTCCGGAGGTCTTCTGCGCGTGGCGGCCTTCTATCGGCCTGTCGTGGTCGACCTGGCAGGTTTGCGAGCGGGGCGAGTGACCGTGCTGAGAGACCACGACCCGTCGCAGATCATCGGCCAGGGGACCGCCAAGGTCACCAAGAGCAAAATCACCGTCGCCGGGCAGGTGACCGGCGATCACAGCGACAGGAACGACCCCGCATACAGCGTGGTCGCGCACAGCAAAAACGGCTTCGTCTGGTCGGCGTCGGTTGGCGTGTCGGTCGAACGGGTCGAGTACGTCGATGCCGGGGCGAAGGTCAAGGTGAACGGCCAGACCTTCACAGGGCCCATCGGAGTTGTTCGGGCCGGTCGGCTCGGAGAGGTCTCGTTCGTCGGTATTGGCGCAGACGAGACCGCGTCAGGAAAGATTGCGGCGACAGCCGCTGGAAGCAAGGAGAACACGATGGACGAGTTCAAGAAGTGGCTGACCGCAAAGGGCTGGGACTTCGACGCGCTCAGCGAAGATCAGCGGAAGACCCTGAAGGCTCAGTTCGACGCCGAGCAGGAGCCTCCGGCAGACGAGCCAGAAGAGCAGCCGGCTGAGAAGGTCGAGGCAGCCGCACAGACCGATCCGCTCGACCAGGAGCGCAAGGTTCGCGCGGCAGAGGTCCGCCGCGTCGGGGCAATACAGAAAGTCTGCGCAAACAAGCACGCGGACATTGAGGCGAAGGCCATCGAGGAGAACTGGTCGGTCGAGAGAACCGAACTGGAGGTCCTCAAGGCGTCGCGCCCGACGCCTCCGGCGGTGCATGCCAGCCAGCCGGTCGATGCGGAGCCGACCGTGATCGAGGCGGCGCTGTGCATGCACGGCAAGCTGCCGGGCGTTGAGAAGGCCTACGGCACCGAAGTGCTGGAGGCCGCGGACAAGGGCTTCCGCCACCTGGGCCTCCAAGAGACGCTGCTGATGGCCGCGGCACTGGGCGGCTACTCCGGGCGCCAGCGCATCAGCAACGGCAATGTTCGGCAGGTGCTCCATGCAGCGTTCAGTACGATGAGCCTGCCGGGCATCCTCTCCAACGTGGCGAACAAGTTCCTGCTGGACTCGTTCAACGCGGTGGAGTCGGTGTGGCGGCGCATCGCCGCGATCCGGTCCGTCTCGGACTTCAAGACGGTAACCAGCTACCGGATGACCGGCACGCTCGAGTACGAGCAGGTCGGCCCGGACGGCGAGATCAAGCACGGAAAGGTGGATGAGGAGTCGTTCACCAACAAGGCCGACACCTACGGCAAGATGCTGTCGATCACCCGGACCGACATCATCAACGATGATCTGGGCGCCCTGACGAGCGTTCCCGCCAAGCTCGGACGCGGCGGCGCTCTCAAGCTCAACGACGTCTTCTGGACGGCCTTCCTGAACAACAGCGCTTTCTTCAAGAGCGCCAACAAGAACGTGTCGACCTCCTCGGCACTGAGCATCGCCGGCCTGACCAAGGCGATCGTGGTGTTCCGCAAGCAGACCGACAGCGACGGCAAGCCTCTGGGCATCACCCCGGAGATACTGCTGGTCCCGGTCGATCTGGAGGTCCCCGCCGGCCAGCTCTACAACGACCGAGTCGTCAACGAGGTCACGGCCGAAGGAAAGCCGGCGCCCAACGGCAACCCCCATGCCGCCAAGTACACCCCGGTGGCGTCGAGCTACCTGTCCAACTCCAAGTACACCGGCTACAGCACGACCAGCTACTACCTGCTGGCCAATCCCGCGAGCCTGGCGGTCATCGAGATCGCGTTCCTCAACGGACAGGAGAACCCGACCGTCGAGACGGCGGAGGCGGACTTCAACACCCTCGGAATCCAGATGCGAGGCTACCACGACTTCGGGGTGAGCCTCCAGGAGCCAAAGGCGGGCGTCAAGGCGACGGCCTAAGCGAATCCTTTCGGTGCGGTGTGGCCCGGGCCGGGCGGTCGATGACGGTCGCCCGGCCTGAGACTCCGCAGGAAACGAGACCTTTTCTCAAGTTCAGAGCTTCTGAAAGGAAGGACGGACATGAAAGCGACTTTCATACAGGACGGACGGGCCGTCGATTACACGCCGGGTTCGGACGTTGCCGCCGGCGACGTGGTTGTTCTCGGCAACCTCGTCGGGATATCGAAACTGCCGATTATTGCCGGATCGCTGGGAGCGCTGGCGGTCAACGGGATCTTCGACGTGGTTCAGGGAGCGGTGACGTTCACCCTCGGCCAGGCAGTCTATTGGGATGCCGACGGCGATCCCGTAGGTGGAGTGGCCGGCAGCGGCTGCGCAGTGGAATCAGCCACGGGCAACACGTTTATGGGCTACGCCCTCGGGGCGACCGAGGCAACCGACACGACCGCCCGCGTGCTGCTCCGCAGCGTCGAGGATTCGGCGGCCGAGGCCCTGTCATTGGGCGACCTTGGCGACGTTGGCGCGGTGGCATACGACGCCGGGCGGATACTGATTGCCGATGGCGACAGCTACGAGGACCAGCCTCTCAGCGGTCCGCTGACACTGAGCGACGCGGGCAACGTCGCAGTGGCTTCCGCTACTGTCGCTGCGGCCGGTTCGGCGCAGGGCGACGCGGCGGCGCTGGCCGAAGGCTTCACGCTGGTAACGGCGGCTGACGGCACGAAGGGCGCAAAGCTTCCCGCCGCCGCCGCGGGCAAGCTCTGCATCGTCAAGAACGAGGATTCGGCCAACGCAGTGCTCAAGCTCTATCCGAACACCGATGACGCGATCAACGCGCTGTCGGCCAACGCGGCACTGAGCATGGCGGCCAAGACGTCGGCCGTGCTCGTCTGCTACGACGGCACGACCTGGTACACCGTCCCGCTGCTGCCTTCGTAGTCCGCCAATAGCATGACCGACCTGCTCGAACAAACTGCCTCGTGGCTGGACGCGATGCGATCTTCGCATCTGTCGCGGACCATCGTTTACAGCCGCGGGGCACTGTCGGTCGCAGTTCTGGCCATGATGGGCGGCGAGGCCTACGAGGTCTCCGACGAGTACGGCGTGACAACCCGGGCCCGGTCCGCGGATTTCGTGATGACGGGTGCCGATCTCGTGCTGGGCGACGAGACCGTCACGCCGGCCCCAGGTGACAGGATCACCGTGGTAGTGAGCGGCAAGACGCTGGTCTTCGAGGTGATGAACCTGGGCGGAGCAGGCCACTACAGACCGAATGACCCCTACGGCAAGTCGATTCGTGTGCACGCCAAGTGCGTGGAGGCGGCATGACAAAGTCGAGTGAACCGAAGATAGCCGTCCCGCTGGACGAATGGGCGGAAGCGCTAATCGACAGGACGCTGGAACGTCACCTGAACACCTGCCCGGTCCGAGAGAGAGTTGAGAAGCTCGAGGTCCGACTGGCCAGCCTGATTGCGTTCATGGCCGGGTCCGGCCTTCTCGGCGGGACGGTGGGTGCGGTGATAGCGAAGATTGCGGGAGTCTGATGTCCAGGATCACAGATATTGTGGACGCCGTGGCCGCAGAACTCAACACCGGCGTCGCGGCCGACAAGTTCAGCCTGTCCTTCGTAGCGGCCAGGCATTACGTGCCTCGCTTCAATCTGGAGGACATGGCCGATCTCCACGTAACGATCGTGCCCAGGGGCGTCGAGCAGGCCAAGGCCAGCCGGGTTCTGTTGCAGTCCGACGTGCAGGTCGACGTCGCCGTGCAGAAGAAACTCGACGCCTGCAGTTTGGCCGAGGTCGACGAGCTGATGGGCTTGGTCGAGGAGATCTCCGACTTCCTCCGGACGAACCGTCTGTCGGCTTGTTCCCAAGCGTCGTGGGTCAGGGCAGAGAACGTGCCCGTCTATTCACAGGAGCACCTGGATCAGTACCGACAGTTCACCAGCGTCGTCACGCTCACGTTCCGCGTGATGTCGCAATGAGGATGCGCAGATGGCAAAGGACAAATGGCTCAACGGGGTATTGCTGAAGGTTGACGACGAGACCGAGGCATTGCTGGTAAAGCTGATCGATGCCTACCGCGCGATCTCCGCTCCGGCGGCGGTGACGGCCACGACGGGCCAGTGGACGGCAATCGACCTGCCGGAAGGCGTGCGATATCTCCACGTCGGCGTCTCTGAAGAGACCTACCTGGTGACTAAGACGGACACCGGAGAGCCGTCCGGCGTCGGCTGCGCCTACGCGGCCGAGGGCAATCACGAGATCGACTGTGCCGGCTGCACGAAGTTGTATGCCAGGCCGGTCGGTGGCAGCGATTCGACTGTTACGTGGACGCCGTTCGAGTTGGTGAGCGACTGAGGACCATGACCGAAACGCGGATAACCAGCTTCGCTACCGACTGGGCGCGGATACCCATCGGCGTGCCCGATGGCCGCGACTTCCCCGCCGACCTGTTGGCCTACACGCGCGAGCATAACATGGCCGCCGGGTACATCCGCACGCCCGTCTGCCATCAGCATGTCGAGGACTGCTATACCGTAACGCTGATGAATTTCAACGAGCGACAGGCCGAGGCCAAGCGCATGCGAGGCGACGCCATCAAACTCGCCGGCCACTTCGCTAGGCTTTACGGACAGAACGTGGTGACTGTGGTCTTTCCGGATCAGACGGTCAACGTGAGGGTTGAGCCGTGATCATCGACTCGCACACAACCCGGCGCGGCAACAAGGTAATCGTCCACGCGATCTGCCGAAACGTGCAGGTGGATGGGCAGTGGGTGCGGATCGAGGACGTGCTGACGGTCAAGCGAACCGGTCGCGCGTACGTCGTCCAACTCGGCGACGAGTGGATCCGCTTCGAGCCTCGCGGCAAATCGGATTCGGAGGTCCTGGTCGCCGCCGAGATCGGCGAGCAGCTCGATCCGTGGCACTTCGGCCCGCTTCTGGATATCTCCCAGATCGGCGCGGACCGCTTGGAATTCCAGATCAGTCGGAGCAAGGGCGTTTCGTTCGATGCAAGGGCGGACTCGCTTCGTTTCGACGAATGCAGGGAACTCGGCCTGTGCCTTCGCCGCTGGAAAGAGCAATTCGGCGAGGACCTGGCCGTCGCGGACCTGGATGGCGGAGATCTGCGCTTGGAGCTTGCGGCCATTCGCCAGGCCGACGCGGACATGGCCCGAGACAGCGACCTGACCAAAGTCCGCAGACCGCTGGACCTCGACCCGGAGCCGGTAGTCGTGGACGCGAGTTTTCGCTCGCATTTCCACGCCGTCGATCCGATGGCCCCGGACCCGTGGAGCGACCTGCACGACGCGGCCTCATCTACGTCGAGCGAGTCGACGCCGAACCTGTATCTGAACTGGATCCCCGGCAAAGCGGCTCAGTTGCGTCGAGCTATCTTCAACTTCGACACTTCCGCCCTCGACGAACCGCTGGAAGCGTATTTCAAGCTGCATCGCGTCGGGGCGGCCGCGGGGGAGAACCGCCTGATCGACGGAGGCTACGGAGAGTCTGCACTGTCCACGGCCAGCCACTACGGCGCGATCGAAGACAACGTAGCGGCCCACACGATCGGCGCGATGACCGAGCCGGTGGCCAATACGCTCTGCTCGCCGGAGCTGGTCGCGGGGGGCTGGTGGGACTCGCTGAGCAAGTTGCGGTTCGGCCTGATGCAGGCGGCAAACGACTTTGCTGATTCGGCCCCGGCCGGCTCGGAGAACCTGAGCTACTCCTACACCGCGAGCGGGGACAACGCCCCGCGGCTCGAACTGACCTACCCGGCCAGCGCGACCGGCGGAGGCACGTCCACGTCCACCGGCGCGGGCAGGAGGCGCAGGCGATGATCCGGTTCGTGGGCAGAAACATGTTCTTCAACCGCAAGGCCGTTACCGGCGCGGTGGACAAGGCCGCGCGGCGCGTGCTGAGCCGCTTCGGCGCGTTCGTTCGTCGCGGCGCGAAGTCGTCCATCCGCAAGCGCAAGCGCGTCAGCCTGCCGGGCGAGCCGCCCAGCAGCCACTCCGGCCTGCTGAAGCGATTCATATTCTTCGGCTACGACCGTCAGAGGCGAAGCGTGGTCATCGGCCCGATGCGGCTGAACCAGAAAGTCGGCGACGCGCCCGAGGCGCTCGAGGAAGGCGGAACATCGACCATCGTCGCCGGCCTTCGCGGCCGTCGCAGGAAACGACGCGTGAAAGTCAAGGCCAGGCCATTCATGGGCCCGGCATTCGAAAAGGAAAAACCGAAGCTGCCCGGCATGTGGGCGAACTCGGTCAGGTGAGAGGAGCATACCAAAATGGCAGATTATGTACTTGGAATGAACGCCGGGCTCTACCAGGCGGCGGCGGGCTTGACGGACCCGGACGCGATGACGAAGGTGGACAACGTCCGCGACGTGAATCTCTCGCTCGAGGCGGGCGAGGCGGACATCACCACGCGAGGCAACTCCGGCTGGCGGGCCACCGCGCCGACGCTGCGCGAGTGCACCGTCGAGTTCCAAATGGTCTGGCAGCCGACCGATCCGGTCTTCACGGCGATCAAGAACGCCTTCCTCACCGCGGGCACAGTCGCGCTGGCGATACTAGACCAATTGCGGACCGTCACCGGAGCCCAGGGTCCGGTCGGCGACTTCGCAATCACCAACTTCAGCCGCAACGAGGCGCTGGAGGAGGCCATCGTCGCCGACGTGACGGCCAAGCTGTCCAGGTTCGAGGAATGGCACACGGTCTCCTAACGGCAGACCACAGGCCTGAAACAGGAGAGATGCAATGGCATTACTGACGAAGCAGGCGGCCGCACGCGCCGCCAATGACCTGACGTTCACGACGTCCAGCGACGACGGGGACACCTTCGAGACCAACGGGACGGAGGCCCTGCTCGTCCGCAACAACAAGGCCGGCACGATCACGCTGACGGTGACCACGCCCAAGACGGTGGACGGCCTGGCCGTGGCGGACCTGACCATCGAGGTGGGCACCGACGAGGTCGCGCTGCTCGGACCCTGGCCTTCGTCGATCTACGGCGACGGCGACCGCATCGTGAGCATCGACGCCGGGGCCGACTACGCCGACGTGGAATACGCGCTGATCTCGATCTAGGAGACTTGCGGCGATGAAGACCTTCAAAGACGCGAGCGGGCGAAACTGGACCGTCGCGCTGACGCTCGGCACGGCAATGGCCGTCAAGGACAAGCTGGGAGTCGATCTGCTTCAGCCTGAAGCCGGAGACCCACCGCTGCTGACGCGCCTGGGCACCGACGAGATGCTCCTCGGCGAGGTGTTGTGTGCGCTGCTTGCGGATCAGTTCGACGCCCACCAAGTCAGCGACGCCGACGTGCGGGCCGGTTTCGACGGCGCGACGCTGCTGGCGGCGCAGACGGCCTTCTACGAGGAGATGGTGGATTTTTTCCGCAGCCGCGGCCGGGCCGACAGGGCTCGCGCCGTGGAGACACAGGCGGCGATGATCGACGCGGCGGTCAAGGCAATCGACGAGCGGATCGGCGGAATGGACATCGACGAGACGATCCGTGGCGCGATGTCTGGCTCATCGCCGGACGCTGCCGGATCGACCCCCGACCGCTGACGTTGCGGCAACTGCTGTGGATGGCCGAGGGCCACGGCCGCGACGAGTGGAGCCGATGGTCGGTCCTGCTGGCGCTTACGGCCAACTGCCATCGCGACCCGAGCAAGGGCCAACCATTGAAGCCCGGCGACTTCGACCCGTTCGGCAAAGACGCAGACCGCCGGAGAGAAGGCGCGCTTGAAGTTGACAGCGAGACAATCGGCGACCTGAAGGTCGCCTTCGAGAGCTTTTCGAAGACATCGAAGACACCGCAAACATGAAGGAGTCGGAAATGACGGAACGATGGATGACATTGCTGATCGTTGTGGCCCTCGCGGCGGTGTGCTGCGTCGGATGTACGCAGGCCAGCACGAAGATCGACGGGCAGAGCAGAAACGTAAAGCTGGGCAACACCCCGGCCAACGTCGGGACGGTCGAGCCGGACGGCGGCATCGTCGCCAACTACTACGGACTGGGCGGCACGGCCATCAACATCGACGAGCAGGGCAGCTACATGGCCACTCCCGGCGATGGCGGCTGGATGGCGTACAACCCCGAGACGGGGACCATCATGCTGTGGTCGCCGAAGGACTCGACGATGAAGGGGGTCGAGTTCACCCCCGCGCCCCAGCCCGGCAATGCAGCGCTGAAAGCCGACGAAATCACGATGAACATCAGCGCTCCGCGCGAGCAGCTCGTAGCCGGACTTGCCGAGGTCATTGAGGCAATCATCGCACTGCCGAAGGATCAGGCGGAGGCCGAGGTCAGGAAGTACGAGGAGGTCGGCAAGATCACGCCGGAACTGGCCAAGCTGATCATCGAGTCGATCATCCCGTTGCTGTAGTCCCGCCAACGCGTCCTATTGCAGGAAGGAAGACCGATGGAAAAGTTCCTGAAGCGAATCAGCAGCCGGAAGTTCCTGACGGCGATTGCCGTGCAGATCGCGGCGGTCGTGGCGCTGTTCGCGCCGCCGGAGATGGAGTCCGAACTCGCCGAGGGCGCCGTGCGGATCGCGGCGCTTGCGACGATGGTGCTGGCCGCGCTGGGCTACGGCAGCATCGAGGCCGGCATCGACAGCAACCCGGACGTGACGCGCCCGGACGAGTGACGCATGAACGGGCCGTGGCGACAACTCGTCGCCGAGGTGCTCGCCCGCTACACGACGAGCACCTTCGAGGCAGCCGAGATCGTCCGCAGGCTCAAGGCCGGGTGCGTCTACGAGTTGGCCCGGGCGCTGGCGATCCAGGGCGACGGGCGGACGGCCAAACGAATTCTGGCCGGCGCGATTACCGAGATGGGCCACGAGCCGCTGAGGTGAGCGATGGCGAGCACAAACGCAATCAGGGCCGGCAGGGCGTTCGTGGAACTCTTCACGGACGACAAAAGGCTCGTGCGCGGTCTGCGGGCCGCGTCGGCCAAGCTCAAGGCCTTCGGCGCTGGCGTCCGCAACATGGGCCTGAAGATGGCCGGTGTCGGTGCGGCCGTGCTCGGCCCCATGCTCGGCGCGGCCAAGGCCTTCAGCTCGATGGGCGACCAGGTCGCCAAGATGGCTCGCAGGACGGGCGTGTCGGTCGAAGCGCTATCTGAGCTGAAGTACGCCGCCGGCCAGTCCGGAACCTCCATTGAGGCGCTGGAGGCGGGCTTTCGCAGGATGCAGCGGTCGATCTATGACGCCGGGCGCGGGCTGAGCACGCAGACGGACGCGCTGGCCGACCTCGGCCTGACATACAAGGACCTGGACGGCCTCTCGCCCGAGCAGCAGTTCAAGACACTCGCCGACGCCGTGGCAGGCGTTGCGGACCCCACACGCAAGGCGGCGCTCGCGCAGGCCATGTTCGGACGCGCGGGCACGCAGCTTATCCCGATGATGGCCAACGGAGCCAAGGGCATCGAGGCCCTTCAGCGGAAGGCGCGGGCGCTGGGACTGACGATGTCGGCCGAGGACGCCAAGTCGGCCGAGGAGTTCACCGACGCGATGGACTCCCTCTGGAAGGCCGTCAAAATGGGCGTCTTCCAGGTGGGAGCGGCGCTTGCACCCGCCCTCCAGCAGCTTGCGGGCATATTCACCTCCATAGCGATCAAGGCCAAGACGTGGATCGACGCCAACCGGCAGATCGTGGTCTCCGTTGCGAAGGTCGCGGCCATCGTGATGGCCGGCGGGATTGCACTTGCGGCGCTCGGCACGGCAATCTCGCTGGCGGGAACGGTCCTGGGCGGCCTGGCCACCGTGTTGTCGGTGGTCCTGTCTCCGCTGGGACTGGTCATCGCGGCCGTGGTTGCGCTGGGAGTTGTGCTTTTTAAGTACACCAGCCTCGGCGGCAAGGCCATCGAGTGGCTGGGCAAGGCCTTCGCCTGGTTCAAGGGCGCCGTGGCCACCGCCATATCTGCCGTCGTCTTCGCCGTGAAGAACTGGCGGGCGGTCATGGAATACGCCGCCACGGCCGGCGTGCTGCACATCGTCCGCTTCGCATCGCAGGTGCGGCACTTCTTCGTCGAGGTAATCCCGGCCACGCTGAAGTGGTTTGCCGACAACTGGCGAGAGATCTTCACCACCATCTGGCGGTTTACCAGCACGGTGGCGACAAACATCGGCCGCAACCTCAAGGCCCTGTGGGACGCAATCATCGGCTTCGCCACCGGCGAAGGCTGGAACTTCAAGTGGACTCCGCTGCTGGAGGGCTTCGAGTCGGCCGTCAAGGAGTTGCCGAAGATCGCCGCCCGGCAGATGGGTCCGCTGGAGAAGGAGCTTCAAAGCCGCGTGGATGCCCTCGGCAGCGAACTGGCCGACAAGTGGCAGTCCCACGACGCAGAGTTCCGCGAGAAGCTTGGCGATTCGTCACTAGGCAAGCTTCTGGGCTTGGATGGAGCCGTCGAGATCAAGGCCCCGGACATGTCCGGCCTTCAAGGCATGGCAGAGGGTGGCGGCATGGAGCTGTCACAGCAGGCGGCGCAGATCGGCGTGACCGGCACGTTCAACGCGGCCGCGCTGCTCGGCCTGCAATCCGGCGACGCCGCCGATCGCACGGCTAAGGCGACCGAGGAAACCGCGAAGAACACGAAGAAGCTGCTGGATGAGGCCCGCAACGGCGGGCTGGCATTCTCATAAGGCGTAACCAATGGCGATAACAGTCGAAGAACTTCCCGATAGCAGGCAGTGGACGACGGGCGCGAACCTGTCCGTTACGTTCAGCTACCAGGTACGCGGCACAGCCAGCGACATAGAAGCCAAAAACGCTATGCTCGGGGAGGCACCGTCAAGCTACCAGTACCTCGCCCGCCAGTCCAGCCAGATCGAGCCGGTCGTGATGGACGCCAACAACGCGGATGCCTGCATCTGGAAGGGCACGGTCCGCTACGCCCGCGCCAGCCAGGACAGCGAGCCGCCCGAGACGGGAGACTCGGCGTTCTCATTCGACACAGGCGGCGGGACGCAGCACATCACCCAGTCCATCAGCACCGTCAACAAGTATGCCCCGGCCGGCAAGACCGCACCAGACTTCAAGGGCGCCGTCGGCGTCACGCACGATTCGGTCGAAGGCGTGGATATTACCGTGCCGGTCTACAACTTCTCCGAGACGCACTACCTGGCCGACAGCGTCGTGACGGCGGATTACCGGGGCAAGCTGTTCCGGCTTACCGGCAAGGTCAACGGCGGGTCGTGGCACGGCTTCGACGCGGGCGAGGCGCTGTTCCTCGGAGCGGCCGGCTCCAAGCGATCCGACGAGGACTGGGAAGTGACATTCCGCTTCGCGGCCAGCCCGAACAAGACCGGCCTGACCGTCGGGACCATCACCGCCATCGACAAGAAGGGCTGGCAGTACATGTGGGTTCGCTACGCCGACGCCGAGGACGCCACGGCCAAGGCCATCGTCAAGAAGCCGGTAGCTGTCTACATCGAGAAGGTTTACGAGGACGGCGATTTCTCGGATCTGCGGATCTGAGCCGCCGACATCGAGGAGACGAGCATGTTTCGGTTCGAGGAAAACGGAATCTTTCGCGGCGTGACAACGTTTCTCAATGCCGTGCTGAACTCCGGCTGCGTCGGCGACGACGAGGTCAAGGTCGGTGCGGGCATCGCGGCGACCAAGCTGGAGCATCAGCACCGCGCGGTCTACGAGCAGGAATCCGATACGACGGCCGCGGCCGAGACCCGCGTCGTCCACGTCGTGCGAGGCACGAGCGGCACGCTCAAGGCGATCAATGCCGGCTGCGTGACCGCCTGCGTGGGCAACGCGACGGTCACCGTCGATCTGCTGGTCAACGGCGCAAGCGTGCTTACGGCCACGTTCGACCTCACCAGCGCCGAAAGCGCCTACGAGCTGGTGGCCGGGACCATCGACACCGACACGCTGGAAGCAGGCGACGTGGTCGAGATCGACATCGCCGTCGCCGCGGGTACCGGCACACTCGGCAAGGGCGTCTTCGCCTACGTCGATATCCACGAGGACGAGAGCTAGCACGTGGGCGGCGATTCCCTCAAGAAGGTCAAGAGCGGCGATCCGCTCCGGATACCGGCGCGGACGTTCAACACGTTCATCGATTCGGCCCGCGACTACCTCCAGCGCAGCCAGAGCAGCGGAGGCAGGCCGACGCAGTCGGTCAGGCAGACCGGGATCGCCCTGGTGAAAAACGACTCGGGCACCGACGTGGACCGCTTCGCGGTGCTGCAGATCACCGGGCCGCTGTTCACCCCCACCGAAAACGAGCAGACCTTCCGCAACCAGGTCGCGCTTACCGGCTCGACGCCGTCTGCCGGCGGCGAGGGGCTTTTCGTCGTCTGCCAGGAGCCGATTGCCTCCGGCGCGCTGGGCCGCTGCATGGTCGCGGGCGTGACGCCCGTACAGGTAAACGTGACGGCCGAGGCGCACGAGTGGGCCGAGATCGCCTCCGGCCAGACCGGCTACCTGGCCTCGGCCGCGTCGGGCTCCGCGCAGATCCTCTGTGTCGAATCCGGAACCGGCACGAAGTGGGCCTACGTCCGACTCGGACCGCCGGTCGGAGAGACAGGCGGGGGAAGCACGGTGTTCCTCGCGAAGGTTATCAGTTCGCAGGGAAGCGCTATTTACACGGTGCGCGAGCAGGTCTACAATGCCACCGGCACACTGGTTGACAAGGATGGAACCTCTAATGTGTCGGCAACAAATCTGGCGGAGATGTCTCAGGGAGACGGGGACGCGGTTGACACGGGTGAGTTCGTGCTGGTCCTGGCGACTGACGACACGGCTGATCCTCCTGTCACTCGCTACAGCTTCGACCGTGCGGTGTATGCCAAGTACCTCGACTAGGGAGCCGCAGATGGCGTACTCGGCAACGTGGGACAACGGCAACGCACAGGGACGGCTGGAAGCGGGATCTCACTACGCCAGCCTTTCCGACGCCGACGAGCTGGCCGAGAGAGTCAATCGCCGCCGCCTCCTGGTCTACCAGAACTCACAGGACTTCTCGTCGGCGGTCTACAGCGGCGCGCCCGTCGAGAACGACTTGCCGACCGATCTAAGGTCCAACATGACGGGCACGATCCTTGAACCGTCGGTCGGGGGCCTGGGCGGCTCTCCCGCCACACCGGCGGATATGGACTGGCTGTGGCCGATCGCCGATGCGGACGAAGGCAAGATCATAGTCGCGGGGGATTCCGGCGTCGGCGCGGGCGAAGTAGGCTTGCTGCAAAAGCTGAACGGCACAGATCATTGGACGGATTCCACGCTGACCGCCTACGAAACCGGCGTTCGCGCCGTCCACTACAACGAGCTTCGCCAGGCCATCGAGTGGATACACCGGGGCAAGTGGGAATTGCCGATCTACTTCGCGGCTGGGATATTCTCTGTTCTTCCAGATGCGCAATGGATCGACGAGGCAATTGCAAATAACGGCAGCGACGAGCTGCGCAGCATCGGGTATGCGCTGTTCACGTCGTCTGGTCGGGGCCTGGTCGATGTGACAGTCAGGAGCGGAAGCTCCCTGACGATCACCGCCAACAAGGATTGTACGGTAGAGGCGCACCACTGCTTGCGACCGCTGCTGTGGGCCTCCGACCAGCCGACTTGGAACGAGTACCAGCCTGGGCCGGATAAGTCATGGAGCACTGCCGGAGGTGTCGGCGCAGGCGATTCCACCTTGATCGGATCTGTGGCGCTGACAGCTGGCGTTCCTGGAAGTATCTCCAATTCCGCGCTGGTCTCGGTGCTTCAAGCGATGGTAGACGGGGCCGAGACCAACTTCCTCCTGCGCCGCTATGACACCGGCTCGGAGACCATCGACATCTCCGGGGAAGTCACCATCGAGTTTGACTTGACGGCCGATGAGTGACAGAAGGAACGCTGGTATCCCCCCTTACCTGTGCTCCCGCTTCTCGCCGAACAGCCAGTCTCGGACGTAGTCTGCCACGGCTCTGAGACGTTCGTCGCTGATGCGGAGCTTGCCGAACAGCCAGTTCATCCAATTCTTCTTGCCACCTCGGCGGCCTTCTTTCTGTTGATGTGGGCGTAGAGCATCGTGACGTCCACGTTCGCGTGTCCCAGGGCGGCGGCGATCTTGTCGAGTTGCCCGTGTCCGAATATCTCTCCTGCCCGAGTGGCGAAGCTGTGGCGCAGCCGATGGGGCGTCCACGTCATGCGCTTGCGGAAGGCAATGAACTTCAGATCGTATCTGGTCTGCCTGCCGTGTTCTTTCAGCCAGTCCTGCTGCATATTCCAGCTTGGCTGGCCTCGCAAGAACTCTCTGAAGGTCTCCGACAGTTGACTGTCGGCGCCGTGCTCTTCCTGCCATATCTTCTCGGCAGCCACTGTGCATGCCTCTGTAATCGACCTTCTATAGCTGGCGACGGTGTAGTGTTCGCCGGGCGCCTTCTTAGGTCTGCGGGCATGCGGTCGGTTGATGCTGGACGGCCAGAGGGGCGTGATTCTTTCTTTTCGGAGAACCTCGTTCTTCTCTGCGATTGCCTCGACGGGCTGGAACAAGTATTCCTCCGTCCTGGTCCGAATCCAAGATTTTAGCACGGCTTGTGCCTGAGGCCCAAGTGCGATCACAAGCTCCCGATCGAGGTATGCGGTCTTGTGGTCGGTCGGCCGGTAGTACCAGATGGGGCCGGACGTATCGAGATCCGCTGTCCGCATGATTACCGCTGAGCCGGGGCGCATGCCGCTGTGCCACTGCAGCTCTATCATGGCCCATATCTGCCGACTAACATAAGGCCTTACGGCATCGACCAGGTCGCGGCTGACCGGCTGTCTCTTCCTGGGCTCTCGTCCGCCCCGGCCCCTACGGAGTCCCTTTACCACATGAAGGCGATGGTAGACCAGAGGGTCGGCCAGGCCATTCTCGCCGGCCCACGCGAAGATTCGCTTTATGCGGCTGACATGCTGATTGATCGTCGTGCGTGCCAGGCAGCGCTCGACCATCTGTTGTCGGCACGCTTTTAGTGCAAGAGGGTCGAAGTGGTCCGCTAGTAGCTCGCCATAGAGCTGAACCACCATCTTGATCGTTGTCCGCACGTGGTCATACTCCGGCGTGAGGTGTCCGTTCTTGACGTAATACCCCAGTGCGTGCCTCAGGTACCCCTCGCAGATCTCGGCGACGGTGACGCATCCTGTGCCGGTGGCCGGGCGGGCGTTCCGATCGGCAGCAATCCATTCGGCCATAAGTCGGTGGTATCTGGACTGCGCACTCGCAGAGGGTGCGTTATTTTTTGTGTCCCAAGGGCCACAGTAATGATCTTTGCCGTCGAACCGAACGACGGATTGACCTGAACCCTTGTGGTGAGTGAGCTTGGGAACTCGATTGCTTCTTGCCATGGCGGTGCTCCTTTCTGGGATTCTTCAGTACTACTACTGAGGAATCCTTCCGCACCGCCCGGCAGGGCAGGAGCCACTAACTAGTGGCATCGGAAGGCCTTACATCGAAGCCGACCCTGGGATTCGAACCCAGAACCTCAGCTTTACGAATCCGCTGGAGCCCGCCGACCGAACGGTGCGATTATGCTGTTATTATTGATCCAAACGGCCGTGAGAGAGGCCGAAAACGTCACTACATGCTGCAACGCAAAACAAAGACTTGCGCGCTGTCTGCCTCCGATTCCTCAGTAGTTACTGAGGAATCCCAGCGGCGACTTAGTCGACAAGGACGGTCAGGACACTTCATGTCATCCATGGTCACTTTATCACCCCGAACAGAGCCAGCAGGCCTATCGGGACAAGCACCCATCCGATCAGCCGCTGGAGTACCATCCATGTCCGCATGCCTTTGGCCCTGAGGCCCCCGCCTTCTGGTACCCAGCGATCTGCCCAACCGAGGCCTATGGCAGGCAAGGCGAGATCCAGGCTGTACCATACACAGCTATACGGCAGTCGTGGCTCATCGCTGCCCTTGCGGGGAACCATATACGCTGCGTTCCGGAACACAACAGCGCCGATGACAATCACAGCCAACACTCCCAAGAGAGCTCTTCCCGGCGCGCGACCGTAGTCGACGCTCTTCTCGATGAACCAGTCCCAGGCGCGACTTAGTCCCGAGAGTTCTTCTTGCCTACGCCGGCGACGGAAGGCTCTATGGACATCATCGGCGCTACCATGGTGTCCCAGACTTCGCAACGAGGATTCCAGCGTGCTGTACGCACCGGGTGTGTAACGAGCAGTATCAAGAAGCTTCAGGCGTTCTTCATTCACAGCACACCCCCTGAAGCCTTGGATCGTCCCGCCGTAGTGCAGCCCTCGTAGGAATACGTTCTTCGGCACGTGAAGGCCATGTATCCAGATATCCGTACCGACGTCTGCACGCGACAAGTAGATTGTGTTGCCCTTAAAGACAGTGTCATCGAGCTTCAGGCTTCCGCCAATCACTGCGTCGGTCAGGTACACATCTCCCCAGAAGTCAGCCGACCCCAAAACCACATCTTGGGACACAGACACCTTTCCTAAGTCGACCTTTGCGTGTTCGCTATGGAACTGAGCATTCGAGAGATCCAGGTCGGCTCCGAAGACTGCCCCATAGAAACTGACCGGGCCCAGGAACTTTGCGCCCGTCAGGGAACACGCGCTTCCCACATGAGCCTGGCCCAAGGTGAACGGATTGGTCGGGCTCAGGCTTTCGCAGTCCGACGCAAACAGGCCTTCGCCGACATGTGCGTATGCCAGATCGACGCCGCCCGCAAAACTTGTGCTGTTAAGAAAGAGACTGCCCTCGACCTTCACGGTGTTCAGAGATGCACTCTTGCTCTCATGTTCGAAGGATGCTTCCTGTGCCACCAGGTCCCCTACTACAAGCATTTTCGTGAAGTTGACGTCGTCGTGGAAGACAGCGCTGTTAAGGCGGCAGAAACCACCGATGGAAGCCAGTGCAAGAGACACGGGGCCGTGGAAGACAGCGCCTGAGAAGTCTGCGGGGCCCTTTAGTTCCAAGCGGAACAGGGAGAAGGAACTTGTCGAGCTCAAGCTCCTGCAATTCTGCGCGTAGAGGCCCCCGCCGATATGCGCGAAGTTGAGATCAGCCCCTCCTGCAAAGTTTGCGCCCTTCAGGAAGATGTTGCCGTCGATCTCGACGCTATTGAGGGAAGCTACCTTCCTCTCACATTCGAAGGATGCTCCTGTGGCCTGCAGATCACCTTCTGCCCGGGTCTTGTAGAAGACGGCCTCTTTGCCGAAGACGGTGCTCTCCAGCCATAGAGTTCCACCAATAGAGGCGCCCTGGAAGCTGACTGGGCCATCAAATGTCGTTCCAGAGAAGTTGGCGTCGCCCTTTACCTCGAGACGCCTGAGAGAGCTAACGCCCTCGGATAGCAGCTTTGCGGACGACATCTCCAGGTTTCCTGAGACCTTGGCGTCTTCCAGAGAGAGGGGGCCGTTGAGTGAGGAGCCGCCCATCAGGAGATGGCCCGACAGAGACATGCTCCCCATATCCAAGGCTGAATCCCCGTCCTCAAAGATGGCGTTCTTCAGGTCGGCAAGCTCAGCCTTGGCATAGCATGCGGAAACGGGTCCCGTGAAGCGGGAGCCCATGAGTGCGAGTGCTCCGCCGATCTGCGCTCTCCTAACACTCAATCCCCGCAACTCACAGTCCACCAGCCCCAGGTCCCTGGCGAATGTTGATCCGTTAGCACTGAAATCTCCTAGCACTTGGCACTTCACCAGAACGACTGATCGCCCAATCTCACTGACGTCTATGGCTATCCCCTCGCTAATGACCGCGTGCTCAATGACCAACTCCGATGCACGTGCAGGGGAAGCCAGCCAGTCCTTGTCAACCAGGATTGCTGCAACGACATCGCCTCTCAACACCCGGTCTACCGTATTGGGCGAGAACTGGCTCAGGTCCGCTGACTCGCCAGCGTCGAGGCGATCGAACACCCATTGCTCAGCAGGAGTGCGCATCTCACAGCCCGCACCAGCAGCCAACAGCATCGCCATGGCAATCTGGATCAGGGGATGCCCCAGAGAAACACGTCCCCTACTCGTTGCGGAATAGGGACGTAGACTTCCCGCTGCAGTCGCCTTTGACCTGGCCGGCTCACAGTTGGGCCAAACTCGCGGGGTCATAGTATTCTCCTCCTCTTCGCCTGTCGGCGCGTTGGTCGCCTACGACATCTTGCTTGGCCTATGGTGACAACCGCTTGCCGAGAATCGTCTTGGCCCATCCATGGGGGTCGGCCTTAAGACCAACCAGCAAGCGCAGGTAGTGTTCAGCATAATCAGCTTGGCCTCGAAGCGCTCGTTGCGTGGCCACGAACTGCACGAGAGGAGATGCGGTTCTCTCAAACACAGACGAATATGCTTTGACTATGGCGCGCGCCACCTTGTTCTTCTCGCAGTAGGGAACAGCCAAGAGCGCGTATCCGTTGAGCACCCCTTCGACCTTCTGCAGTGCTTCGTCTGCAGCCTCCAGAGATTCTCTGAAGCTGGCAAGCAATTGCTTGTCAGGCTCAGCGCTGAGTACTCTGGGTACGTCGAGAATGCGGTGAGTACCGTCAGATGAAACGGTGATATAATCTGCCCCTAGCCCAGGCAATGATTCAACGACGTCAACCAAGATATCCTGCAAAGGCCCGTAGACAAAGCCCCTTGCACTGTAGCTGCTCTCCCATCGAGTGTGCACGTTTACCAAAGCGTCGAAGGAAGTGCCGTCCTTGAGCAGTCGAAGTTGCTGAAACGTGAAACAGGTGTAGACGATTACGACTATCAAGGTCAGCACCAGCGCCGTAGTCTCTATCCAGGAGCGAAGGTTGCCATCCACGCTGTTGTCCAGTGGTTGGGGGACAACCGGCTTCGTCATCGACAACTGGCTTACCCCCCCGCCAGTGAGCTGTGCGTTGACAATCTGCCCGTCAGGCAGCACACCAATGGTCGACCTGACTTGGCCGGCCGAGTCGTATAGTACCAGGCCTGCCATGCCCTCGGGGGACACGCCCAGAATGGCTCGACGAGTCCCCGTTTCGTCGATGATCTCAAGCTTTTCGGTACCGATGTAGGACGGCTCAAAGAAAAAGGCTCGGTAAGTCATCAGTGCCATTGCCGCCGCCATCACAAAGAAGGCGGCGACCATGAGTCTCTCACGGTTGGTCAACGGCTCTTTCTTCGGGCGTGCACTTTGCCTGGATTCGTCTGCCATCAAAGCCCCCTTTCCGGGGGTGCCCGAAC